TGCAGGTTACAGGCGTGTTTGGGTGGCCTGCTGTGCCGAAAGCTATCGAGCAGGCAACTATTTTGCAGGCGTCGCGTTACTTTAAACGCTCAGATAGTCCGATGGGTGTTGCTGGGTTTGATGCGATGGGTGTTGTGCGTTTGTCGAACGTGGACCCGGACATTTATGTACTCCTGGAGCCGTACATTCGGATGGTCTGATGGCTATCGACGTTGAGGCTGTCCGGCAGGCGCTCGCAACGAACCTGGGGACGATTAGTGGGCTGCGCACGTCGGGTAACGTGCCGGACAATCCGAACCCGCCGATCGCTGTCGTGTTCTTGGAAACTGTCGAATATGATGAGGCGTTCCGGGACGGTCTGACGACGTTCATGTTTAAGGTCATGGTGATTGTTTCTCGCGCTGATGATCGCACTGCACAGCGCAAACTGAACGGCTATGATGGGGACCGCAGTATCAAGAAGGCGGTAGAATCGGATAGGAGCCTTGGTGGTCTTGTGCAGACGTTACGACTGAATACTATGACCAGTTTAGGCTCTACAATAGTTAGTGAACAAGAATACATGGCTGTGGAGTTTTCTGTGGCCGTCTATGCATAAGGAGAAACAAATTGGCTAAATACGTAGTCACTGGGACTTACGTGACCTTGAACGGGAACGACATTTCGGGAAACACTGCTCGTGCCGAACTGGTCATCAACGCTGCTGAGGTTGATACGACTGACTTTGGCTCTGGAGGCTTCACTGAAATTATCGGTGGTCTGAAGTCGGGTCAGGTTACTCTTGACTTCCACAACGACTTTGGTGCGGGTGGCATTTCTAACCTGCTGTCGGACCTGGTTGGGACTATCGGTACTGTGACGATTAACCCGACTGGAACTGCTGTGTCCAGCGAAAATCCGACGTGGGCCGCACCCGTGATGATTTCTAGCTTCACTCCAGTTGCTGGTGCAGTGGGCGACCTCGCTACGTTCAGTGTGACGTTCCCGACGAGCGGCGAAATTTCCTACGCGACTGCTTAATTAGTGTAGGCTGACGCCCATGAGAATCAACCTGCATTTGGAATACAGTGACGGCACGGAACGTGATGTGACGTGTAACGCGGCTGATTTGGTGGCGTTCGAGGACAAGTTCGGTGTGAGTATCGTCAAACTTGGTGACGAGCCTCGCATCGGCTGGTTGCTCTACCTCGGTTGGCACTCGGAGAAGCGCACTGGCAACACGAAAGACGACTACGAAAAGTGGTTGGAAACCGTGGAAGCTGTGCGAGATTCTGAGGCAGACCCAAAATAGAAGGTCTCGGTGAGTCTTCTGCTCATTGGTGGGTGGCTGGACTTGCTGTGGAGACCGGGATCAGTCCTCGGGAGCTGATGGCTCTGGATGACCGGATGTTATGGACCATGCATAGATGGTTAGTGGCTAAGAACCTGCCGCATCAATAGAACACCGCCCCTTCGGGGGCGGTGTTTTGTTCGGTAGAATAGTTAAGGATTGGCGGTGTTCTGTGGCTGTTGAGAATCAGGTCGTGATCAGTATTAGCGACTGGCGTCGTATGGTTCGTGAGCTGAATAAAATAGAGCCGAATTTGTCGAGCGCTTTGCGGGACAATGTTAAAGAGATTGGTGAGCCTGTTCGGGATGCTGTTCGTGACAGTATTCCTTCGTCGCCGCCGCTGCGTGGGATGCAACGTAAGCTGTCTCCTGTTGGTTTGACGTGGAATACGCGACGTCAGGCGCGTGCTGTGGCGATGAAGTATAAGTCTCCGCCGAAGACCAGTCCGACGTCGCTAACTGGTCGCAATGCTGCAATCTTGCAGTTGCAGATTAAGTCGCCTGCGGCGATTATTGCGGATATGGCTGGTCGGGGAAATGCGAGTATTAAAGGGCAAAAGACTCGGTTTTACACTTATCCGCGCGCTAAGTCTGGTCAGCGTCGTCACACTGTTACCAGTCAGGGCGATATTATGATTGAGAAACTTGGTGGCACTCCGTCGCGGTATGTTTATCCTGGTGCGGAAAAGGCAATGCCAGAGGCGGCGCAGAAGCTTGATGATTTTCTTGGTTATGTCACTCAGGAGATTGAGAGGCGAGTGAATGGCTAAGGCAAGCAGGGAGCTGCGGCTTAACGTTGTTTTCGGGCTTAAGGGTAAGGGCCTTGAGGAAGCCGTTAAGGACACTAAGAAGCTTGGTAAGAATCTTTCTAACCTGTCTAGCACCGTTCTAAAGGCGGGTGCTTCCTTTGCTGCGTTCCAGGGTGGTCGGATACTTGCTGACTTCACTCGCGATGCATTGGAGGGCGCGACAAGCTTAGAGCGGGGTCTTGCTGGTTTAGGAGCCATTTTTGAGGAGCAGGCTCCTGTTATGGCACAGTTTGCGCGAGATGCGTCGCAAATTGGTTTGAGCATGACCCAGGCGACGTCGGCTGCGACGTTCTTGGGTTCTGTTGTTAAGCAGGCTGGTTTCAGTATTGAGGAAACGAGCAAGATTACTCAGGATTTGATTAATCTTTCTGCTGACTTGGCTATTACTTATCAGCGTGATGTTTCTGAAGCGTTGAACGCTATTGCTGCTTTGTTCCGTGGTGAGTACGACCCGATTGAGAAGTTCGGTGTCGGTATGAAGCAGAACGAGATTGAGTCTTTGAAGGCGGCTCGTAGTCTTGATCATTTGACTGGTCGGGCTGAGATTTTTGCTGACGTGCAAATACGTCTTGAACAGTTGATGATTCGCTCGGCGGACGCGCAGGGCCAGTTTGCGGCTCAGTCAGACACTTTGTTCGTTGCGCAGCAGGTGCTTGCTGCTGAGTTTGAGAACATGAAGTCCATTATTGGGTTGCAGTTGACCCCTGCTTTTGCCAATTTGACGGCTAACATTATTCCGCTTGTTGAGCAGCTTACTCCTGTTTTGGTGCAACTTTTCCAGCAGTTAATTCCTGTTGTCGAGTCTTTAGCTAAGAATAAAGAGCAAGTGGCTACGGTTGTCATGAACTTGCTACAAATTCTCGCGTTCTTTATAAACCTGATTATGGGTGTCACGAAGAGCATTATTGAGAATATTGAGATGTTGAAGGTTCTGGGTGTGACCTTTGGTGTCTTCCTTGTTGGCGCGAAGATGCTTGGCGCCTTTGTGACGGGCGTCACGGTGGCGACTTCCGCAATGAAAGCGTTTGGTATTAGCGTTTCGCTTTCGGCAAAGGCAATCAAGATTCTACGTATTGCTTTGCTCACGTCAGGTATTGGCGCTATCGCTGTCCTGTTTGGTTTTGTTGCTGGCAAGATAGCGGAGGCTACCGACAAGACGGAAGATTTTGCTAAGCAGTTTGATGAAATCGATGCTATTGATTTTAACGATTACACGGCAGGTGCAGAGGGCGCTGCTGATGCCACCGAAGATTTAGCTGGTGAGATTACAAAGGCTGGGGGAGCCGCAGGTAAGGCTAAAGACGCTGTTGGTGATTTCTTCCGCAAGTTGCAGGAGGAGGCGGCTAAGCAGTCTGCGAAGTTGCAGTTGCAAGCACTTGGTGCTTCTGAGGGTTTGATTGACGCTGTACTTGGTTCTGGCGAGGAATGGTACAAGGTTTTTGCTGAGGTTACTCGGCGCGGTGCGGAATCTATTGCAGAAGTGCAGGCTTTGTTCGCGCAAACCCCTGCTGGTTTCGATGAGGCCATGCAGGAGTTTGAGGAGCAGAAGAAGAAGTTTGAGGACTTTAAGAAGGCGGCGGTTGAAGCGAAGGACGCTCTTGTTGACTTCGTCCGCGGCTTTGAGATTCTGCCTACTGTTGAACGTGAGCTTGGTCGTTTTGAGCAGGCTGCTGCTACTCAGTTGGAAAACATTGAAGAGCGTTTAAATGAAGCTTTTGACAACGGCTACCTGTTAGAGGAGTCGCATCGGAACTTGCGTCAATATGCGCGTCAAGAGTTCCAGGTGCTTCAGCAGATTGAACGTCAACGTGATGACATTTTGCGTCGCCGCGATGCCGCTGAGGATTTGATTAACTCGGTTACTGACTCGGTTGCTGCTGGCGGCAAGCTGTTAAATGTTTTGGGCGACATTGAGCGTGAAACGTCCGATGTTGACATGACTCGGATTGTCAAAGAAACGATTGCTGAGGCTGACGGTCTTCGTGAGTTTGAGGTTATTGTCACTTCGGCGGTGATTGATCCCATTAACGAAGTTGTGTCGAAGTCCCAACAGCTTGTGAATGGTTATCGTGGCATTGTTGAGCGGACTCGCGCTTTCGTTAAGGATATGAAAGCTTTGCGTGATTTGGGCCTTGATCCGCAGTTGTTTAATGAGCTTGTTGAGGCTGGCGTTGATGCAGGTGGTGAAACTGCTCGTGCTTTGGTTGAGGGCGGTCAAGAGACTGTTAGCGAGGTTAACTCGCTGTTTGGTGAGCTTAACGCTTTGGGAGAGGAGCTTGGCGAAGAGACTGCTCAGGTGATGTATGGGCAGGGTGAAAAGTTTGTTAATGGCATTGTTGAGGGTTTGACGGAGCAGGCGCAGTCGCTAGAGGAGCAGGCCGACGCTTTGGCAAAGGCGTTTACTGACACGTTTGAGGAGATGCTTGTTGCGGGTATTGAGCGTGCGATTGCGGCTGCTGAGGCTGCTTTGGCGCGTATGCCTCGCATAGAGGGTATGCCTGAGTTCACTGGCGGCGATGGTGGCGGCGGTGGCGGCGGTGGCGGCGGCGGTGGTATTTCATCGCCGGAGGCAAGCAGCGCCCTTGTTAATAAAGCGCGCGAGAAAGCTGGTTTGGTTGAAGAGGCGCAGGCTAAGCAGGCTGCCCGCCAAGCGAATCAGCGTGCGAATGAGCTTGCTCGGTTTGCTAACGCCGCTGGTGCGAGTGGGTCGAAGTTTTCGTCTGCGTTTGGTCCGACCAATCAAAATGTTTACATTAACGCCAACCGTATTGATTCCCGTTCGCTGTCTAGTGAAATCAATAGGTTGCGGTCGCAGGGAGCGTCGCCGTCGAGTCGTTCGTTTAGATCGTTGAGTCAGCCGTAATGAGTCTGCCTGACATTAAAGTTGAAATTGGGTTTGACCTAAGCGATAACCCTAACGCTCCGCTGTTTCAGCTAGATGACTCGGTTAAAGGCCGTCTGGATAACACGGAGTATCGTCTTGGTGGCGAGCAGTTGTACGACGTGACTGAATATGTTTCTGCGTATCGTCTTGACCGCGGACGTGAGCCGGTTGACACTAACTATGATGCCGCTGAGGCTGAGGTGCAGTTCAACAATCATGGGCGCGAGTTTGATCCGCTGTACACGGCTTCCCCTTTCTATCCTGACATTATTCCGCGACGTGAGTTGCGTATTACGGCGAACGATGAACCTGTTTTCCGCGGTTGGATTGAGGATTGGGATTTGTCGTATAAGAAGGATGGCGATTCGCTAGCATTTGCACGTGGTTTAGATGCGACGAACTTGCTTGCGAATCGTGTGGTTTTGCCTCACACTCCAACTGAGGAGCTGTCCGGCACTCGGATTAATGCGATTTTGGATAGGCCGGAGGTTAGTTGGCCTGCTGATTTGCGCAACATTGATGCGGGTGCTGCGACGATTGCGGCAAATGAGCTGACTGAGGCTTTTTCTGCTTTGGAGTATTTGCGCACGATTGCTGGTAGTGATCCTGGTGAGATTTTCATTGACCGTCGTGGCCGTGTTGCGTTTCGGGATAGGTTGCAGGCTGCTACATCTGCTGACTTGGTTGAGTTTGGTGGCTCGGGCTTGCCGTTTGATGCTTTGGAAGTGCAGTATGGTGCGGAGTTGCTGTTCAACGAGATTGTGTTGACCCGTCAGAATGGTGGCACTGCGACTATTAGTGACTTGGCTTCTATTGGTAACTATGGTGTTCGCACGTTGAGTATTTCTGACTCTCAAGTGTCTACTGATGAGCAACTTGTTGATATTGGGTTGGGTCTTATTGAGCTGTATTCGGAGCCGACGTATCGGTTTGCTGGAATGGATGTGTATTTGCATAAGCTGTCTGAGGCAAATCAGACGAAGGTTTTGGAGTTGGATTTTGGCAGTGTGTGTAAGGTGACGTTTACGCCGAATAACATTGGTGATCCGATTGAGCGTTATGTTGAGGTAATTAACATTGCGCATCGTGTTGATGTTGAACGGTTTGTTGTTAGTCTTGGTTTTGAGGAGATTGCGTTTACTCCGCTGGTGTTGGATGACGTAGTATTCGGTAAACTAGATGAAGGCGTATTGAGCTGGTGAGGATCGTAGATGCCCTTTAAAGTTTTTGCTGTCAATGAGATTTTGACTGCTGCGGATGTGAACAATGTGCTTGCCGAGCAGGTTATTTCGACGTTTGCGGGCACTGCGGAGCGTGGGAGTGCGATTGGGACTCCGGTTGCTGGTCAGTTTGCGTTTTTGACTGATACTAATGTGTTGACTTTTTATAATGGGACTGCTGCTGCTTGGGAGGAGTTTACGGCTGGTGGTGGGTCTGATCCGTCGGGTGCGATTCTTCTTAATGCGAATGAGGTGACGGAGTCGTATGTGTTTGAGGATGGGTTTAATGGGGTGTCTGCTGGGCCTGTGACGATTGCTTCGGGGGCTACTGTGACGGTTGGTACTGCGAGTGCTTGGAGTATTGTATGAGTGAGCTTGTTGTTGGTTCGTTGGCG